GACACCGGAGCCGCGGCAGGACTCGCAGTCATCTGGAAGGCGTTCTCTCAGGGCAAGGCTGACGGCTACTTCTTGGACACCATCGTCAGCCCCGCCAACAGCGACAGCGTCAATCACTCGCCCTTGAACTACGCGGCGCTTGGCTACGCCAGTCTTCAGGATGCGAAGGACACCGGGCGGGCAGCGAACACCACGTTCATCAACGCTCTGCTTGGCACGGGCGAGGTCTGGATCAACCGTGGGGTTCAAGACGCGCATGTGGCTAATGCCACGACCTTCACCTGCAATGGCGAGCTGTTCGAGAACTGGGACCCGACCCACGGCGGGAAGGAAGATTTCATCCCACTGAACTCGCAGTATCCGGGCAGCAACATCGCCGCATGGAACTTCGACACCGCCATGACTCATGGTTGTCTCTGGCAGGGCTCGATTGCAACGGGACGGGGGACGTTCCTCATCAAGTCCGAGACCGATACCGCGACCCCGAACCGCACGCACTTGAACCGCTCCATCCGCTACACGCTCGCCTCTGCCGCCATCTGCGGTGGATTGGCCTACATCGGCAACAACCGCGATGGCACGCATGACCCGGACTTCTGGGCCGATGAATACGCGGTGAACCTTGCGACCGGTACCTCTGATAGCACAGGTGCGCGCACGAGTCGCGGCTGGCTCGGGAAACCCACCGAGTTCGGGCACCTGGATGCGACTTCGGGGATGTGGATACGCCACTTCGACCGCGGCGTTGTCGTCGCCAATGGCCCCGGGTCCACGCAGCAGATCAACCTGGGCAAGCCCTACCGCCGAATCCGTGGCTTCTACGACACCTCCGTCAACGATGGTAGCCTTGTCCAGACGCTGAGTGTCCCGGCCAAGGATGGCCGCTTCCTCTTGAACGGTTGAGGCACAGCATGAGAGTCGAACTCTACTGCCCCAGTTGCGGTGAAGAGGTCCGCCCGACCCTGATGCCGCCGCCGACCGACTATACCTGCGAAGGCTGCAACGAGACCATGCCGCGGACCAAGTTGACCAAGATAAAGGTCCTGAACCGCCGCATTGCCGGAGTAGGCATCGGCAACAACATGACGGCCACCGTCGTCGGTACCGGCAGCTTCTTCGATGCCACGCAGAATACGGGGAGTCTCACCGTTTCCAACTGCGTGTTCCGGGCTGGGGACTGTTGTGTCGCCTGCATCGCCGTCGACCTTGCTGGTGGTGGTGTCGGTATCCAAGGCGTCACGGTGGGTGGGCTGACTGCGGGCCAGACCACCACCGGTGGCCAAGGAGACGTCGAAGCCGAGCAATGGATCCGTGGCAACCTGACCGCTGGCAGCAAGTCGGTGGTCATCACCGGCTTTGGTGGCAATCCTACCGCCTGCGCCATGGTCGTTGTTGCCGTCAGCGGTGCTCGACTGGCCACGCTCCCGAGCGATGGATTCGTCATCTCCAGCGGCTCAGGGACGGCATTCGACAGCGAAGCCACCGACCCGCTCCTGTTCAACTTCCAGATGGCCATTGCTATGGTTGGAATGGAACAGGACAACGATGTCTCGTCTTGGGGTAAAGGCTTCACCAGAATCTCAGGAGGCCATGCTTCCACCAATCAGGGTGGTCCTCCCAACGATGTCGCGGTGACAGTTGCCTCCAAGCCCCTCATCAGTACGGATGCGGTACAGGCCACAGGTGTCATCGGTGTCAGTGCGTCTTGGCTCGCATCCATCACCACCATCCGCCCGTCATGACGACTGAATCCAGACCCCGCGTCACCGTCGATGAAGCGATGGAGATCCTCTCCGACATCGCCCGTAACGGTGAAGGTGCCGAGAAGTTCCGGGCCCTGAAAGTCATCATGGCCCAAGAGACCGGGAGTGTGACCGTGCCCGAGCCGATGAACGACGAGGAGAAGATAGAGACCCTGTCCATGCTGATGGAAGCCATGGGCCCCATCGGCTGCCAGTTCGCATACCGCAGAGCATTCCCGTGGGCCAAGGAACCCGTCAACAACGCCGTCATCAAGGTCCAGGCGAAGATGCTCGAGGTCGACGAGAAGAAACTGCCGAAGAGCATTGCGGCGCTCTATCGCAGGTTCCCGGAGATCAAGCGGCCGGGCTTCCCTAGGGGCTACCCAGTTCATAAGGGACTCGAAGAGAAGAAGCAATGGTGCCAGAAGGAAGCGATGCGGATTCTGCTGGATAGGAAGCAGGCTGAAGTCGACCCGCCACCCGACATGGAAGACGACGATGCTCCAGACGAACCGACCGAGTCGTAACGGCTACCGTCAAAGACGGCACAAGAACTACGGCTGGGATGCCGTGGCGCACACACGTCTTCTGCGCGAGTTCTGCCGGCGCGACTTCTGGCTCTTCTTCAAGCTCGCCTTCGGTGCGTGGAACAACCCCAAGGGCAAGCGCTGGATAGATCCCGAGGTGCATAAGCCTCTAGCCACATGGTTCCAGAAGCACGTCGATGAGTGGTTCGAGTGGCGACGCCATGGCCTGAAGAAGCAGAAGTACCTCGCCATCCTGGTTCACCGCGAGATCGGCAAGACGACTCTCATCACCCGCGCGGGACAGCTCTGGCTCCACCTCCGCGACCCCGAGATGGCTTCAGCCACGGGAGCGGAGAAGGAAGGCCTCGCAGGGAAGATGCTCGAGGCCATGAAGTCCGTCTTGGACGGCTCCGACCCCCATGCCTTGTGGGCGAGACTCTACGGGGATTGGTCGACCTCGGCCCGCAAGTGGAGTGGCAAGGAGATCGTCCACTCGGCACGGAAGAACACCTCTCGCCAGGACCCCTCGATGGTCATCTTCGGCGTCGAGACCTCCATCACCGGCAGCCACCCCGACGCCCTCTTCTACGACGACCCCATCTCCTACGAGCGTTTGACCACCGACACCAACTGGCTGGAGACGGTCAACTCGCAGATCAGCTCCCTGATCCCCGTGGTCCAAGGTGATGGCTTGGTGGTCTGGGTGGGCACGAGATACGACGAGGAGGACCACTTCGGTGTCGCCTTCCGAAGCTCAGGTGTCGCCTCGGTCTCAGGGATGCAGACGGACTCGATCCCCTTGGACCCCGAGGGCGACATCCACGTCTACTTCTTGGCCGGCAGGGACGGGAAGGGCGAGCCCACGACCCCGCTGGTCTGGCCCGAGACCCGGCTCAAGCGCTTCGAGAAGACCGACCCCCTGCGCTACGCTGCCCAGGTGATGAACGACCCTTCCATCTCCGAACTCAATCCCATCACCCGCGACCAGATCCAACAGTGCGGGGTGGAGAAGAAGGACGTCCCGTGGTCGAACCTCCGCTTCGCCATCTGCTGCGACACGGCCTTCTCGGATGGTTCCAAGGTCACCTCCAAGGACGAGACGGTGATGCTGGTCCATGGATACCCGAGGAACGGGACAGGGGACGTCTACGTCATCGAGGGTCATGGGAACGCGACGATGCGGGCGGAGGACTTCGGTAAGTTGCTGGTCTCCACGGTCCAGCGTTACCGGCGCCAGGGATTCCACATTCTCGCCATCACGGATGAGAAGACCAGGGCCGGTAAGAAAGATTCGTGGAGACTGGCACTTACCAACTTCTTCTCCGACGTCAACGAGCCCATGCCCCGCTTCATCGAGTTCGAGCGCGGAGCCACCAAGAAGTACGAGCGCCTCCACTCCGCGACCACGTTCTGGGTTGACGGCCACGTCCGTTGGGTCAAGGACGCCCCGGGGATAGGGCGTCTATGCGAGCAGATGGCTCGCATCGGGCAGTACGCCGTCAACCCTAAGATCAAGATCGACTGGGCCGACGCCCACTCCGATGCCTTCCAGATGGAGTTGTACCAGCCCATGAGGCGGCAGGAGCAGCGGACCCCCTGGGATCGCGGGGCGACGCCGATTCACGTCGATGGCATGAACCCCGGGGACTTCGACTCCGAGGAGACTCGGAACTGGCAGTCACTGGTCCCGCGGGAACCCATTCGCTAGGGAGAGACGATGGAACGCACGAAGCTGAAAGCGACTGTGACCAAGGAAGGACTCATGACCATCGACGAGAAGCCCGAGGTGTACGCCAAGCGTACATCCTGCCGCGCCTGCCACGCCGAGAACTTCGAGCCCGTCATCTCGCTCGGGGATCAGTATCTCGTTCGCTTCGTTCCCGCGATAGACCTCTCGCTCCCCAAGGCCCCGCTGGACTTGGTGAGGTGTGCTCAGTGCGGGTTGCTGCAGTTGCAGCACACGGTCGACCCGGACCTCCTGTTCCGCGAGTTCTGGTACCGCTCGGGGATCAACGAGTCGATGCGGGATGCCCTGAAGGACATCGTCCACTCCGTCCAAGGCTACAAGCGCGAGGGCACCTGGCTCGACATCGGGGCGAACGATGGCTACCTGCTCTCCCAGGTCCCGGAGAAGTTCAAGCGCATCGCCTGCGAGCCC